GCCTGTTGTTAGAGTAAAAACTACAACTGGTGCTGGCGCTTTGATCAGTTGTAGTTTGCAGGAATTTGATACAACTTCTACTGGGATCTCCGGAACATCAACTAAGCAAGCGCTCGGTGTTGCTCGGGGGTACTGGGGTTCTACTGATAGTTTCTTGAACTCGGATAAATATATCCAAGACAGTCACTACTATCAAGATTACTCGTATGAGATCCAGGTGGCAAAGACACTAAAAGATTATAAAGACATAATACTAAACAGTTTTCATGTGTCAGGTTCCGAACTGTTCGGTAAGTACCTAGATCACCTTCAAGAATCTAAAATAAATACTATAAATAATGAGTATTTCTTTACAGGTAACAACACAGTGTATACATTAGTATCGGAAACCGCATTCACGAGCGATAGCAACACACTAACTGTAGACAAGCTCTATATATAAAGAGGATTTAAACTTTGGCCAAACAAACTATTAATATTGGAACGGTAGCCAACGATGGCACTGGTGATCCGCTAAGAGACGCTATGGATAAAGTAAACGATAACTTCGATGAAGTTTATTCTTCGTATACTTTGACAGGAGCGGTAACAGTTGGTAACTCCACTGTCAATAGTGTAGTTTCTAATACTGGTGGGTTAGTTGTTGCTAACTCCACCATAACCACTACGGTTGATAGATCAGTAATCAAAATTGCTAATAGTACTGTAGATACTACTGTGACAGTCGGTGGAATTGACGTTGGTAACTCCACTGTTAATACCACAATCAACAGTTCTTCCGTCGGCGCCACGGGTGCTACAATAACTGCTTTGACAGCTACTAGCATTTCAGTTGGTAACTCCACTGTTAACACTACGACCAACTCTACTATCATAACAACCACTTCAGCCAATGTCTCAACCAATACAGGATTGACGCTTGGATCATTTACATCAGCTGCAAACGGTTATACATTCTTGCCGAATGGCATTAAGATGAACTGGGGTTGGGTTTCCGCTAATAGTACGGTTGGTGACGCCACCCTGACGTCGGCTTTCGGTACTGCGATCTATAATGTTTCTGCAATAAGTAACACCGCGGTTGCTACGTACCAAGCTGGGGTTGTGGGGCAAAATACTTCTGTGGTGCAAGTGAGAACAGCTAATGCCACTTCAACGAATGTTTATTGGTCAGCGATAGGTAAATAATCCCATGGGAAAAATATTATCAACCTACAATAAAATTATTGTAGAAGAAATTACAAATAGTATTCTGTCTAATACTTCTCAATATTATGCGTTTGGTGGTAACCCAGTAGCATACGGTGGTAGTGTACCAGAAGTTTCAAATAATGATTACGATAGCACATTTACCAATAATTGGTTGATGATGTTTGGTAAGCAACTTAAATTTTCTGATGTTGCACCTGTCATTAAAGAAAATACGTGGGTTTCTAACACAGCGTATGAGATGTACGATAACACTTCCGACACCCTATTAGCTAACGCAAACTTTTATGTAGTATCACCACCGAGCGATACAGGTGGCAACTATCATATCTACAAATGCATAGATAATGCGAATAACGCTAAATCAACAGTGAACCCATCTAGTGTTGGTGATCCGACGCAACAGACTACTTTTCAAACTGCTGATTCTTATAAGTGGAGATATATTACTTCTATTTCCAGTAAGAATCACGATAAGTTCTCTTCAAATAACCACATACCTGTTTACACTAATACTACCATCTCGGCGGCGGCTGCTAACTATAGCGGCGTTGATGTCGTTATGCTGAGTAACTCTGGTTCTGGGTACGACACGCACCACACAGGCGTTATATCTTCTGTGGTAAATAGCACGATGATACAGATAGCATCTGATGCTTCTGGGGATAATGGGTATTATGTGAACAATGCAGTCTATATCTATAACACTGTAGACACAACAGCGCAGTTGTTGGATATTACCGGATACACTTCTAATAGCGTTGGTAAATGGATATCTGTGACATCTTCACCTAACACCGATAATATAACTGCTGGTGTTTCCCTATACAGAATATCCCCAAAGGTTTTGTTTAATAGTGATGGTGATGTAGACCCTTCAGCCTACACAACAGTGAACACATCAACTAATTCTATCCATAGTGTTGTTATGATAGAATCGGGATCTGATGTTTCATGGGCCAACGTTAGTATCCAATCTAATAGTATTTATGGATCTGGTGCTAATGTTTATGCTATCGTTCCACCCGCGGGTGGGCATGGGTTTGATGCTGTTTCTGAATTAGATGTCAAGGGGTTGGGGATCAACTTCTCCTTTGAGAATACAGAATCAGCAAATATCGTGACATCTAATGTTGTGTTTAACAAGATTGGTATCGTGAAGAACCCTAAATCAGCCACAGTCAACTCCGTGAGTGGCGTTGTAACTGAAGGGCCTATATATGAACAAAACGCTTTCGACCAACATACGCAAGCGAATGTTTCGCCTTCATACGTTTTCACAGTTGGCGAAGAGGTTGTTGGTAATACAAGTGGATCTAGGGGATTTGTTTCATTTTCAAATTCAACGCAAGTCTATATCATTGGTGATCAGACTTTTTCTAATGGTGAATATATCACCCACGCTAACGGTTTGTCAGTCACGACCATAGATATTAAAAGTTCACCAGATGTTTATAATAAAAATTTGAAACCTTTCTATTTACAAACTATAAATAATACAAATAGAGCGGACGATCAAACTGAAAACTTCAAGCTCATAATCACTACTTAATAAGAATAGGTATTTTAAATGTCTACACTGGATACAGACCTAAACACTCCGCCGTATTTCGACGATTACGATGAGGACAAATCATTCCATAAGGTTGTGTTCAAACCGGGTGTTGCTGTGCAGGCTAGGGAGCTAACACAACTACAAACTATCCAACAAAAGCAAATCGAGAGATTTGGTAATCATGTTTTCAAAGATGGTTCCATTGTGGATGGCGTTCCTATAACGTACTACCCAAACACACACTACATTTCGCTAGCTGATAATTTTAACACCAACACAAGCCTTTTTGCCGCCAGCATCGACTCCACATACCTTGTGACAAATAGTGAAGATTCTAATACAGCGGTGAGAGCTGTTGTTAAGGTCTCAAAAAATGGAATTCAAACCGCCGCCCCTGAGACTAATAGATTTTATTTGGATTATATCTCGACTGGTAAGAACGCGGCTAATAATGATGTTTCTGAGTTTAGTCCTGGTGATACGTTGTATGTCTACGATTCAAATCAGGGCAAATTCGCATCCCTGGATTCGAATAATCTATTTGATAGTATTTCAACACTTTCAACAAATAGCAGCTTCGATGCCGATGGTTACTCGTACATGGTCGGTGTTGGTGATGGTACAGTGTTCCAGAAAGGGTTTTTTGTTAAAGTTTCCCCTAGTGTCATAAACATTAGTGATTTCAGCACTAATGTTGCTGGGTATATTGTCGGCTTCCAGACCACAGAAACTATCATCAACGAAAACACAGACACTTCTTTGTTGGATAACGCTCTTGGATACACAAATGAGAATGCTCCTGGAGCACACAGATTAAAACTGACACCATCTTTAGTGGCTAAGCTGAAGACAGATACATCAAACAATACTAATTTCTTCTCCATTATTGAATTCGATCAATCAGAACCAGTTGAGCAAAAAGATTCTGCTGCATATAATACCATGCAGGAACAGTTCTCGCGGAGAACTTATGAAGAGTCGGGTGATTATGTCACTACTCCGTTCCAAGTCGAAGCTCGTGCGTCTTCTAATACACAAACATTCAACTATGAAATTTCCCCAGGCATTGCTTATGTTCGCGGTAATAGGATTGAGAAAATTGGTACAACAAGAGTAGAAGCGGATAGAGCCATTTCTACAAAAATAGCGCAAAATCAAATAATCACCGGCAACTACGGCAACTATGTTGTTTGTGATGAAGTTCTTGGAGCGTTTGATCTAGAAACTATTGTTGAAATTTCTCTATACGATGCCCCGCAAAATGCAATTTCTGAGTATGAGGGTGTTTCGTCCGCCCCTTCCGGTTCAGAAGTCGGTAAAGCTAATGTAAGAGCTGTTGTCCATAATAACGGAACGCAGGGAATTCCTGGATCAACATACCATGTTTACTTGTTTAATATCCGTATGAACTCAGGTAAAAGCTTTAGCTCAGACGTAAAGAGTTTGTATGTCGATGGTACTTTTGGTAAAGCTAAGGCTGATGTGAAACTTGAAGGTAGTTCAGCGGTATTGAAAGAATCAACTAACTTGTCTTCTGATTTTGATACTGGTATTTCTGCTATTAAGAGATTGACTAATAATACTGGTATCGGCGACACTAGCTATATATTCAATCAGATCAAAAGTGGTACAATTGCATCAACTGGTATCGTTAACATTACGATTGATACCGCCGCTACTGGTGCTTCCGCTGAGAGATTGAACCAGACTTCTGGATCAGTACTAACAGGTACTTCGGCGCAAGAATATAATATCTTTGCTTCTGCTAACGCCTACACCGCTAACCTTACTGGAACTATTAACTTCGCTTCCGGTAACACAACAATCACAGGGACAAGCACCAGCTTTGATACCGAGTTAGAAGCTAACTCCAACATCCGTATCCAGGCTAACTCCACATCGACTCACATTAGACGAGTTGTTTCGATCGCCAATAGCACCCAGTTGGTTATAAGTGCACCGATTGCCGCGTCTAACACAACATCCAACTACAATAAATATTTTGTTACTGGCACACCTTTGCCTATTGCCAATGTTACTATTAACTCTAACACTTCATTTTCAGCTAACTTGGGTGCTGTTTTGGATTCGGGTTCTCAGACAGTTTATTGTTCATACCCTGTGAATAGAAACCAAGCATCAGCCATTCCTAAAATTATCAACAAAAACGTTTTCGTCAAGATTGATTGCTCTAATAACGCCGCCACAAGCGTAGGACCATGGGATATGGGCCACTCGGATGTCCATAAGATTAGACACATTTATGTTGGTGCATCTTATGCTAACACAAATCCAGACAGACTTGCATGGTTCGATCTAGATAACGGCATGCGCGATGCTATGTATGAACATGGCCGTTTGGTTATTAAGCCTGAGTATGCAGCAAGCATTACTGGTTCGTCTAAGATGTTAGTCGAATTCGACCACTTTGATGCTAACACTTCAGCTTCGGTTGGATTCTTTAGCGCTGAGTCGTACCCAATCGACGACGTTGATACTGCTAATACTGATGCAGTGCAGAGTATTGAGATTGGCTCGCGTAGAAACACTATCGATTTCCGTGCAGTGAAATCCAATACGGCGGTCTCTTCGACGACAGAGGGCGGCGCTACCATTAACCCTGCACTCAATACTAATGTTTTCGATGTCCCAGCTGGTGGGCAATATATGTTGATGCCCGATACAAACTTTACTGCTGATGTGGAATATTATCTCCCACGTATTGATTTAGTAGGTTTGGACAGTTCTGGTAGATTTGTTGTTAATAGTGGCGAGCCTGCAGAAGTGCCTGTCGCTCCATATGTCGAAGGCGATCAATCTGTTGTCTTTGAGTGTTTTGTCCCAGCTTTCCCTTCCGCTACAAAACGCGAGTATGACACGAACTTGAACGACGCATTCATCCGCACTGACGCTAAGATGATTAAACGTTATAGAATGCGCGATATCAGAGCTATCGAAGAGCGCCTTGGTGTTATTGAATACACAACCACTCTTAACTCATTAGAGCAACAAGCTAAGTCCCTTACTGTACCGGACGCTAATGGTCTTGACCGATTTAAGAATGGTATTTTTGCAGACCCTTTCGTTAACCATAATAACGGCCAGACTGATAACTTCGAATATAAGATTTCTATCGACAAAGATGAAAATATTGCAAGACCTTTCTTCAACACCCATAAAGTAGATTTCGAATATCTGTCAGCTAATTCATCCAATACCACAAAGACTGGCCCTGTTGTTACGTTAGACTTTACTTCCGAGCAATATATATCTCAAAGTTATGCTACTAAAGTCAGAAACTGTACAGAATCAGTTTGGGATTGGACTGGAGACATTGATTTGTATCCGAGCATGGACTTCCACAGGGACGAGGTTAATGAGCCAAATAGAAACTTAGTATCAACGATAGATCCAGCCGGATTCGGTACTAACTTTGGTGATTGGAGAACTCGTGTCGAGGGGTTCAATACCACTTCATTTAACTTAGGTGAGTATGTAAAGGACGTAACGATTAACCCCTATATGCAATCTAGATTGGTTGCGTTTATTGCGCACAATATGAAGCCTAATACGATTATCCACGCGCACTTCGATGGCATTAATGTCGATGCACATTGCGCGCCTGGAGCCGCTTCTGGTGTTTCTGATCCCCAAGCTGGTGTTGAACATAGAGTTGTTGATCGCACTGCTGGGTTTGGTGATAATTTAGTTTCTGGAGCCGATGGTTCTGTTTATGGTATCTTTAGGGTGCCTGCAGCAACCTTCAGAACTGGAGATAGAGAGTTTAGGTTATCTGATGCGTCTGATTTGGATGTTGGTGGCGATGCTTCAGTCACAAATAGTAAGGCTGTATATACCGCCGACAGTGTTTCTGTTACGAAGGAATCTACGACCCTGTCGTTGAGACAGCCGATCGTGCGCACCGTGCGCACGCCCGTGACGCCCGCGACGCCAAGAGTTATTGATGGTCCTGGGGGAGACGGAGACCCTATAGCGCAATCGTTCTCTGTTAAGAATATCCCTGATAATACATCATCTTTGTTCTTAACGCAGGTTGGTGTTTTCTTTCAAACCAAAGACCCAACACTTGGTTGTACTGTTTTCATATGTGAAATGAATGCTGGGCGTCCTGATTCATCAAGAATCTTAGGCAAGGCTTTTAAAGAGTCCGCGGCTATTTCTACTTCTGCAACCGGAGCGACTGAAACTGTATTTACTTTGGATTACCCAGTCAATCTGATTGCTGGTAAAGAGTATGCTTTCTTTGTACAACCAAACGGTAACTCGCCAGAATATAAGATCTGGGTTGGGGAGACTGGTGGATTTGATGTCGCGACTGATGAACAAGTGTTTGCGAATCCATACTCTGGTATGGTTTTTGTTTCCGCTAATAGAAATACATGGACAGCTATCCAGAAAGAAGATTTAAAGTTTAACCTTTATCGCGCTTCTTTTGAAACAAGTGGAACAGCTGTATTTAAGAATGATTCTGATGAGTATCTAACTGTTGATGGTTTCACTAGAGCAAACACAGATGTCGGGATTGATGTTGGCGATATTGTTTACACTGTGAACAGTTCCATTGGCACCGTGAATAATACAACGATTGCAAGTAACACTCTTCTGGATAAAGTTACTGGTATTGTTCAATACTTAGACGAGGCTTCTGGTATAGTGTACTTGGATAGTTCTACAGCTAATACCACCACATATTTTTCCAATACAACAAACCCAACTATCGCTGTTTATAGACCTGCTGATCTATCAAACACAGCCCTAGTAAATGCGAATACTTTAATCGCATATGCTAATGTTGATTCCGTTGATAACTTGTCATACCATTCAGTGGTCCCTAAGTTCGGTTCTTTACAGCCATCACTTACTAATATGGGGTTTGCGTTCAAAGGCACATCAAATACTAATATCTTTGACGCTAGTTCGCAACAAGTAATTAATGACTTAGATTATCAGTTCACTGATAGTGAGAGAAAGGCTATTTCCCGCTCTAACGAGATTAATGATTTGTCGGGATCTAAGTCTTCTGAGTTTATTGTTACTATGGGATCTTCTTCGTCTTACGTTTCCCCAATGATAGACCTGTCTAAGAAGTCTTCTTTGTTTATCCAGAATAAGATTAATAACGATTCGACTGACGAGCATACACGTTATGGTAATGCGTTGACAAGATATATTTCTAAGAAGGTAGTTCCTAAAGACGGTCAAGAAGCGGAAGACATTAAAGTCTTCATCACCGCTTATCGCCCGTTCGATACTGATGTTGAGGTTTACGCTAAATTCTGGAACAACCAAGACCCAGAAGATTTCAATGATAAAGTTTGGACTAAATTATCATACGATGATGATAGCAATACTGTTTATTCTTCTTCAGCCAATACTTCTGATTTCATTGAATATGAGTTAAGCGTGCCTACTTCCAATACTGTTGATTATGGTGCGTTTTCTAACACTGACACTGAAACTGCTACTTCCCTGACTGGAACTATTACAATAGCTAATAACAGTAATATTATCACTGGAGCTGGTACGGCTTTCGATACAGAACTCTCCGCCGGTCAACGGATTAATGTTGTTTCAGGTAGTTACGAAGCGATCAGAACAGTTACTAATATCGCTAACTCTACTCAGATAACTGTAGATAATGGTCTTATCGCGTCCAATAGTGCAGCGTTGCATTATGTGTTCTCCACTGTAGGCAACGACGGTATTGTTGAATATGAAAACACTGCTGGTTCTAGGTTCATTGGATATAAAGAAGTTGCTCTTAAAATCGTACTTCTTTCGTCTAATGCAGTTAAGGTTCCAAAGGTGGATGACATTAGAGCTTTGTGTTTGCAGGTATAAAATGAGTACCAAACCCAATGAAAGCTTTGTTAGAGCCGATTGTAACTCTGGAGCGGTGTTGAATACGGACAACACCGCTCTGGGCGCTTATAGGGCTGCTAGAAAAAGAAATAAAGAAATTGATGCTTTGAAGGAAGAAGTCAAAGACATTAAAGGTATGTTGTCTGAGATACTAGAAAAATTAAACTAGATAATTACTATACTGCTAAATACACTTATTAAAAGAAGAAAGCTCTATGACAGTCACAGTATCAAATACTTCTAACACCAATACGTTTGATTATTGGCGTAATAGAACAAACGAAATAGCTCATGCAGTAACCACATTTGCAGTTACTACTGAGTCTAACACCGCCGCAGGTAATGCCGCTATTAGTGGTACATTCACATCAAATGCTATGGTTGTTAACTCTAATATCAGTGTGGGCAACAGCACTGTGAATACGCAAATTACGGCGGGTAATGTCAATCTGAATGGCTCAAGGCTTCATATTGGTAACTCCACGATCAACTCTGTGATGACAGAAGCGGGGCTTGTCGTCAGTAACTCCTCAGCGGCGGTAACAATATCACCTGCTGGTTCTGATGGTGACGCTAATAACGCAGCTTATCTCGGCGGCGCTGCAGCTGCAACATACGCCAATCTAGCAGGTCCAACATTCACTGGCACAGTAACAGTTGGCAACTCTACAGTCAATTCGTCGGTTAATAGCACCTCTATCACAGCGCCAAAGATTGTGTTTAGTTCCGGAAATACCATTACTGATTATCATGTGAGCACTTCAGATCCATCGGGTGGATCTGATGGGGATATTTGGATTAAAATACCAACATAAGGAATTATTATAATAATGATTGGAATTTCTAGTATACTAGCATTTGGTTGGCCAGCCGCCAGCTGGAGCATTAAAGATGAAGATTATGAAACTTTAGAATGGAACGACAGTAATACCTCCAAAAAACCAACATTAAAACAAATCGAATCTAAACGTAAAGAATGTGAGATCTCTGTTTTGTGGGCGGAGGTGCGCGCGCGCCGAAATGTCCTATTACAAGAAAGCGATTTTACACAATTAGTTGATGTTGTTGAGAGTATGCAAGATTCATTGATCGACGAGTGGATGGAGTACAGACGGTCCCTCCGGGATATTACTGATGATTATGCTGATCCAGCATATGTAGTTTGGCCGAATAAGCCAAAAAGAAATTAAGGAAGCCCACGCGCGTTATGTCCAGAACATACTACTCCAACAACCAAATCGGCACATCCACGACAACTTCGACCTCATATGTGGATGCGAATATATTAACACTCACAACAGAGGCCAGCACAAACTATGCTGTTTTTTGGACAGCACTTGTGGACGCATCCTCGGCCACCAAGAGCGTGGTCGTGAGGGTATTGTGTGATGGCACAACTCACCATGAGTCTGGTATCTATCAACATTGGTCTAGCAGACGAAAAAGAACAGTGACTGGTGTTACTGTTTTTGAAGAAGGTGTATCACCAGGCAGCACAGATTTCAAACTCCAATTTAAGAGTTTTGACGGCACCAGTGTTAGGATGTATGACTCGTACCTCACAGTCATGGAGTTGGTAGCTACTGATGTATTCAGCACAACTTTGGGTGAGACGTCTTCTATTAATGCTACCGGCGCTGATGGTGATTCTGAGTATACAACGTTGGATGAGATTACTGTCCCTGCGGGTAATTTTAGTGTTATGGCTTCTTCTTCGTTTGAGAAAGTAGCACTTTATCCAGAACTCAACGGCAATGAAGTTCGGAACCTAATTTGGGACGATACTAATAATAATGCTTACGGGTACGTCGATGGCTTACCTGTAAACAACTACCTAGCTGGCACGACAACCACTAGGTTAGATGTAAATATGCATTATTGGTACGCTACGAATATCACAACCGTAGGTTCAACTAATCTTGACTATAGGGTGCAAGCTGAACCAGATTCGACAACAGGTTCCCATACCATCCAGTACCCTGGGTACTGGAAGCACCGTACTATCTTAGCACTGGATCAAGATGCGTTCTCGCAAACTATTGCCGAGACGATGGAGAATGCTCAAGGCGTGACAACCAGTGCATCAGGGACTGACACAAATTGTGTTGTCAGCGCTACAGCGGAGGTTTCTGGCAATAAGCTTCTTGTAGCGTCTGCTTATGTCACTTCGGGCTCATCAAGTGTTACAGTATATACTCTACCGATTGCTGACGGGACTGCGTTGTACACAACAGACATTCCTCAGTTCGTTTCAACATCCGCTCAATCTTCGCTGAATTATTATATGTACCCTATCGGGTTTGTTGGCGTTGTTAATGTAACTGCAGGCACTGGTAGTTACGGTTGGCAGCACTGGAACTCCTCTACTAATACTTCACGTATTGGCCGAGCCAGCATGCTATCTCACGACCTAGATAATGAGAACGGTGTGGATTGGCACATCAAATATAATGGTGTATGGGAAGCAGCTCAAACTATTAGCGTGAAGACTAACGGGACTTGGAAGACAGCTTCTGATGTCTACGTTAAAGATAGCGGTGCTTGGAAGACTTTGATCAACCCTGTGAGGTTGGCTGGTAAAACAGGCTCGGCCTTTTCGGAGCAATACAGTAGCAACTTTACTGCATTGCCATGACTGGCGCGCCTCCACCGCCTCCACCGCCTCCTTTTACATGTGTTGGTGGCGGCTGGTGTGTACTATGAAGGTTATAATACGGAGTGTAACTGGCAATATATTTTGATGAATATGGAAAACTCTATACCAACTTATATATGCTCCGGAACCCTCTGTCGAAACGCGCATAAAACTATAAAATTAAATAATCCCAATATTATACACAGCACACAGCTCGTTGACATATGTGATGGATTCGATAGTTCTAGTTGGGCTGTAAGTAACTTAAAAATAGAAATGTATGAAGTTGGTCGTGCTCCGCACGAGGTTGAACCGGCTAAGAAACGAAGGGCGTGGATGGACAAAAATCAACATGCATACCGTTGCGTGCCACTCAGTATAGCCAACACGTATGGTTGGGATATCTTACTACCAGCCGACTTGGATGTCGAATGGGATGGTGGTGATGATCGATCTTCAGTAAAAATACACGGCAATGATCACTTATATGATAGTCATTTTGCTTCGGGCACATTTACTATACAATCGGGTAATACCTGGAAGACACCAGAAGACCACCAAATTATGTGTATGCCTATACCTAACCCAGATCAGTATGACATAATTTCATTAACGGCTATAATGGAATCAGATAGATTAATGTATCCATGGTTTGTGACATGTAAGATAACCAGACCTGGTAGATACCAGATGCCAGCCGGAACACCTATATCGAGGGTCGTGCCGATAAAATTAGGCGATATCATAGATAGCGAAATATCTACAGCTACCGAGCCTGAAGAATATAGAGAATATAGACGATGGCAGACTGCTGTAAGAAATAACAAGCCGGAAGATGTTAAATGGCAGAAGTTCTACCACAAAGTTGCAAGATACACTAGTATAAAATCACCAAGGGTCCATAATAATGATGCATAAAGATCTATTAATCATCGATGATTTTCTAAGCTATGATGAATGCGACGAGTTAGTTGAGTTGTATCATGACACTGATGTTATTATTGAACAGGAAGATAATGTGTGGACTGGCAGAGGGAGATGGCCAACATATACTGACGTTCAGAAAATAAAACTTAAAGAAAAAAGAAAACTCTTAACACAAGATTATTTCAACAAAAAGTTAGAGTTATCGAACTTACATATGATGGTATGGGAAGTTGGTCACGAGATGACACCGCATTCTGATTATGGTGCAAATAATGAATTCCCTGGGCGGGATTATGCTTCTGTGATTTATTTGAATGAAGACTATGTTGGGGGAGATATATACTTTCCAGATTTAGGTGTCACACATAAACCAAAAAAAAGTCAGTTAGTTTCTTTTCACGGTGGAAACACTTTCCACGGCGTTAAACGCATCTCTGAAGGTACAAGATTTACTAATATTTGTTGGTTCCAAAACGTATAAATAGACCTAGAGATATTTTAAACCAAAAAAAACAATGGATCATTAGAAATGACAAATAGTATCGATATTTACCACCAACAGCTTCTAAGTGATATGAATTTATACGCTGGTAGTATTGATGGTGTTATAGGACCAGAGACAAAAAAAGCCATCAAAAGATTCCAGATGATGAATGGTTTGGAGGCTGATGGAGTAGTTGGACCGAATACTAAGAATGCATTCCAAGAGCAATTATCTAAGAACCCCAACACTGGCACAAGAAGTTCATTTCTTTCCATTACTAAAAAAGGGTATAAGGTCTGGCCAAAGGAAGGCACATCTTCGCTCAATAAGTTTTATGGTGGTGTTGGTAAGAACCAAACTTCAATCGCAATTCCATATAAAATGTACTTAGCTTGGGACAAAAAGAAAAGCGTTAAACGTATTACTTGTCACGAGAAAGTAGCTGATTCATTACAAGCTATACTGTCCAACGTAAAGAACACATACTCACAAAGGCAAATTGAAGAATATGGTTTCAACATGTTTGGTGGTTGTTTGAATGTGCGTAAGATCAGGGGCGGAGATCGTTACTCTACACACTCATGGGGGTGTGCTATCGATATCGACCCAGCCCGAAACCAACTGAAGTGGAAGTCTGACCGAGCTTTCTTAGCCCGACCCGAATGTATGGATTTCCTTGATTGTTTCAAACAAGAAGGTTGGTATTCATTGGGTGGTGAGAGGAACTTCGACTGGATGCATTTTCAGGCTTGTCATAGATAGTATACGAAATGAGAGGTAACGATTACATCTACAACGAAGGGTTCGTCTACCAAGACCCTTCTGTGACCTTTACAAACATATCTAGGGAACACACTTCTCAGAATGTTGAAAAAGTTGAAGCTGATAGTTGGATAAAAACTAAATGGAGACCATTAGTTGCTTGGCAGTATTTGGTTGTTTGTTTATTTGATTTTATTATCGCCCCTGTTACTACAATGGTTTTCTTTCATTCAACAGGCGGTGATTATGTTCAGTGGGTGCCATTGACCATCCAAGGCGGTGGTTTGTATCATTTGGCTATGGGTGCTGTTCTTGGTGTTACTTCTTGGTCCAGAGGGCAAGAGAAAATCAATCGCGTAGAGCAAAACTACTAGAATATAAATACTACTAAACAGGAGTTGAATAAATGGCTGAACCAACAACACGTAGTGAATTCCAGGAAAGTTGTTTGCGAAGACTAGGTAAACCAGTTGTGGAAATTAATGTGGATGACGATCAAGTTAGTGATCGTATCGATGAGTCCCTGCGTTATTTTTGGGATTACCATTTTGACGGTGCGTCACAAACTCATTACAAACATCAGGTTTCACAGGCCGATAAAGATAACAAATACATTACAGTTCCTGAGAATATCATCGGCGCTGTTAAGATTTTCGACCTTGGATCAGCCCTTGGTACTAATAATCTTTTTAATATCAGGTATCAGATTGCATTGAATGATTTGTATACATTGACATCAGTACAAATGACTCCATATGTTATGGCCATGCAACATATCCAATTTTTGGAGCATATCCTTGTTGGAAGGCAACCGATGCGTTACAACAGACACATCAATAGAATATACTTGGATATGAATTGGGATCGATTGACTGTAGGTGAATATTTGATTGTTGAAGCCTATCAAATAGTAGATCCTGATGTGTATAGCGATGTTTGGAAAGATAGATGGTTAGCCAGGTATGCATCTTGTTTGATCAAACAACAATGGGGTACTAACCTCAAGAAGTTTGAAGGAATGCGTATGCCAGGCGGACTTGCGTTTAATGGCCAACAGATTTATAACGAAGCAACTGAAGAGAGAGAAAAGTTAGAACAAGAGATGATCTACACTTATTCACTCCCTGTTACAGATATGATCGGATAACGCACTCGTGACAACTTCAGTCTTCTTCAACAACTTTGCGAGTTCACAGGAGCAAAACCTCCTGGAGAATCTGATCATAGAATCCATAAGGATTTATGGACAGGATATGTTTTATTGTCCGAGAACATTAAATCATTATGATGATGTTTATGGGGAAGATGACATTTCTAGCTACGACAGTGCGCATCAAATTGAAATGTACATTAAGTCCATCGACGGATTCAGTGGCGACAATGATTTTATGTCTAAGTTTGGTGTTGAGATCAGAGACCAAGTAATATTCTCGATGGCCCAGCGAGTATTTGACATGGATGTGGGTACCGCCACATCACAGACACGTCCCAATGAAGGCGACATAATATACTTCCCATTGAATGGCAAAAGCTTCATCGTTCGTTATGTCAATAAGTTCGAGATGTTCTACCAGTTAGGCGCTTTGCAAACTTGGGAAGTGACTTGTGAATTATTCGAATATTCTCATGAAGTATTCAATACCGGGATACCTGAAATTGATTCGATCCAACAAGTGTTCAGTACTAACCAACTCGATTGGGTTGTTATGGATGAGAATGGTAAATTTATCACGGATGAATCCTCTAATATTATTGTCAGGGAAAACTCATCTATAGAAGACATTACACCTAACTCTGATAATTACGAAATTCAACAAGAGTCTGAAACGTTTATCGATTTCTCGGAAATGGATCCTTTCTCTGAAGGAGCGCTGTAAAAAATGTTTAATTCTCCATTCTATTTCGGGTTGATAAGGAAGTATGTGATCCTTGTCGGTACTTTGTTTAACGATATCAAGATATCTAGGACAGATGGTGTGGTTGACACTACTGATTGTCACACTAACTTCGGCGCTCAAACTGCACTGATTAAAGTTCCTATCACATACGCTCCAAAAGATAAGATGTTGGCGCGTATAACACAAGACTCTGATATCGACCGAGATACAGCGGTTATTCCACTACCGGCTATTTCGTTCGAGATGATTGACCTTGCTTACGACTCTTCAAGGAAGTTAGGCAACATTAAACAAACTCGTATAACTGATTGCGCAAACTCTAGCATCACGGCATCACAGTTCAATCCAGTGCCGTATAATCTGAAGTTCAGGGTGTATGTTTACGCCAAAAACGCTGAAGACGGTACTAAAATAATTGAACAAATACTGCCATTCTTCACGCCTGATTTCACAGCTAGTGTGCACCTCATTCCTGAGATGTGCGCCACTATGGACATTCCTATTGTGATGGATAATATCGACCTATCAGATACATACGAAGGTAGTTTTAAAGATAGAAGGTCTATTATATGGACTTTGGACTTGACAGTAAAGGGTTACTTCTATGGTCCTATTAAAACTTCTAAATTAATTAAATTTGCTAACATCAATATGTACACACCCACTGGTACTATAGCAGATGCTATCGGTGTGGCTCCAGTTTCTGAGAAGATCACGGTTCAGCCAGGATTAGACGCGAACGGCACCGCCATCAATTATTACGGTGGTCCCAATAACACAACTGGTACTATCGCTTATACTTCCATTGAAAAAGATGATGATTACGGTTTCGTGACAATGATTTACGACACTGACGATTTGATATAATAATTATAAAGTTGAGTTTTGAATGTTATGAAAGATATTATTGGGGAATCCCTTGGGTTAGACGATGAATCAGAACCAGAGACAGGGAATACAGAACTGCAGGTAATTGACGTGGACGAGTCTGACGACACCGCTTCCGAGGACTTCGATGCGGCTCGTGTTAATATCCATAAAGTGATAATGGACGGCCAGAGCGCTATTGACACATTGACGCAAATCGCAGAAAGCTCACAACATCCAAGAGCGTATGAGGTTCTAGCGACATTGATGAATACTATGCTTCACGCCAATAAAGACCTTATGACTTTACAGGAAAAAAAGTCTAATATAACTGGCATTGAACGTTCGCCTTCTGCGGGTAAGACTATAAATAATAATCTTTTTGTTGGTTCTACATCCGAGTTACAAAAAGTGTTGAAGGGTATTAATGAAGATAATGAACCAGACAATTAATAACACCAAAGGTTATAATGGTAATGTACTTCTAAAGAGAGCCAATCAACAGATTGAATGGACCGAAGATTTGGTCCAAGAATGGGTCAAATGTGCAGAAGACCCTCTCTATTTTATCAAAACATACATGAAAATCATCACGCTGAATGAGGGTCTTCAGACCTACCAGCCTTGGCCATACCAAGAAGAAATGATTAAGAAGTTTGTTGATAATAGATACACTATTGTCACTACAGCAAGACAGGCTGGTAAGTCCACCACGACATGTGCATTCATTTTGTGGTATATCATATTCCAAGCAGACAAGACAGTTGCATTGCTGGCGAACAAAGGCGAAACAGCTAGAGAAATTCTCGGCAGAGTGCAGCTTGCATACCAACATCTACCAAGATGGTTGCAACAAGGCGTTAAAGAATGGAATAAAGGTTCGTTCGAGTTAGAGAATAACAGCCGTGTTATCGCCGCGGCCACATCAGCCTCTGCTATACGTGGTTATACAATCAACCTCCTCTTCATCGATGAGGCTGCGCATATTGAAAACTGGGACGAGTTCTTCACTTCCGTTTATCCTACCATTTCGTCCGGTACTGATTCTAAAATCGTTCTTGTTTCAACACCAAACGGGCTGAACCACTTCTATAGTACATGGCAAAACGCCATAGAAGGTAGGAATGGGTATGCTAATATATTAGTCTCTTGGAAAGACGTCCCAGGGAGGGATGAGGCTTGGAAGGAAGAAACCATCGCCGGTATGAACTTCGATCACGAGAAGTTCAATCAGGAGATGAACTGTCAGTTCTTAGGTTCTTCCGGTACTCTTATTTCTGGCTGGAAGCTAAAGGAGATGGTGCACTTATCCCCATTGACAGAGCGGGATGGTTTAAGTCAATACGTAGAACCAGAAAAAGAGCACGTTTATGTTATGGTGTGTGATGTTTCGCGGGGTAAAGGGTTAGATTATTCAGCCTTCCAAGTTCTAGATGTAACAAATATGCCGTACAAACAAGTCTGCACGTTTAGGAATAACTCATTAACACCAATAGACTATGCTGATGTTATATACCGCATTGCCAAGAACTATAATAATGCGCTTGTTTTGGTCGAAATTAACGATATTGGTGAACAAGTTTCACACTCAATTCATTATGATTTCGGTTATGATAATATGCTGTTCACTGAGAATGGCGGTCGTCGGGGTAAACGTGTTACTTCTGGATTTGGTAGTAAGAAATCGGATAAAGGTATAAGAACCACAAAGATTGTAAAATCTATTGGGTGTTCTATGTTGAAGTTGTTGATTGAACAGAATCAGCTTGTGGTAAACGATTTCACCACAATTAACGAGTTGTCTACATTTTCTAAAAAGAGAAACTCATACGAAGCCGAGCCTGGTAAACACGACGACCTTGTTATGTGTTTGGTTTTATTTGCCTGGCTTAGTGACCAACAATATTTTAAA